GTTAATACAGGCTTATACTTCTCATTAATTGCTATCATTTGTTCACCTACGATAATTCTTGCTAAGGCTTGAACCACATTCTCTACTACTGAACCACCCCATATAGATATAGTACCTCGTCTAGATTTATAAACGTATTGGTTCTTACCCTCTGATGAATCTAGGTGTAGGTTTGGGTAATGAATATATAATCCGTTAGGTAATTGAATACCTTCTTTAGTAACCAATAAACATTTATGTTGTCCTAAGTAATAGGGCTTCATGTTGTCAGTCCAGTTAGCCATATTTTCTAAAGCTCTATCGCATTCTTCCCATAATCTAATGACATGATGATTAAGTGTTCTATAAACTTTAACAAGCCTTTGACATTCTTGGTCATCTAATACCGCACCTGGAGGTTGTGTTTTTAAAGTATGTTGTAGCTTACTCCACCCCGTCCCGTAGCCTAGACCTAACGTACAAGTCTTACCTACGAATCGTTCTGTAGCATCTTTCTTTGTGATTGTTTTGTTGTAAACTTTGGAAGCAAACTCTGAATAAACATCTCGACCTTCTTTATACCATTGAACGACGTCGTCTTGCCCTGCTAACCACACAAGTATCCGAGCTTCAATTTGTGATGAGTCTGAGTTAATAACATAATTACCGATAGGGGCTATGACTGCATTCTTTAATGCTTTCTTTTTCTTATCGCGGCTAGGTAAGTTTTGGAAGTTTACTTTATCTGAGCCTGCCCATCGGCCTGTGTGTGCACCATAATATTTAAGTGGGATAGGAAGTTTTGATTTGTTTCTAGCACCGATATCTAAAAATCTTTCTATACGAGATTCTTCCATGGTTGATTTAGTGCCTAGACGGACAGCACATAGTTCTTGTATAAATGAGTCTTCATGTTCAGTAAGTGCTATAAACCCTTCATCATTTTTAGCTAATGCAAATGTATCTTTTCCTGTAGTGGGGCTTATCTTTAGTGGAGGTATCACACCATACTCTTGCAAAAGTTCTGCAAATTGTTTATTAGATGCTAACTTGGCACGAACACATTCTTCGTCTTCGCATTTTAATCTCTCCATTAACGACCTTAACAAGTCACCCTTCTCTTGTTTTATATCATCTAGTCTTTCTTGTAGAAGAGCATCATCGAGATACAATGTTGGCTCAGTATACATGCGGAGGGTAAGGTCTATAAGTTTTAGTTCGTTAGCGGGGAAGTCTTGTCCTAAAATATTATAGAGTTTATAGGTAAGTTCTACATCGTTCTTACAGTATTCACCATATTGTTTTAAATCGTCTGCGGTAAAATCTTCTAGTCGTTTACCTTTAGCATCAACAACTTCTGTGCCTTTTTTACCTAGATTATATTTCTCTACAAGAAACGCAAGAGAACCTCCTACATCTACCCCATGTTTAGCACGAGCCATACCAAGAGTATCTAAATAAATAGCAGGCAGAATACCAAACACAAATGATAAAATAGCCCCATCAAATTGAGTGTTGTGGCATAGTAAAATTGAAGTCTTCCAATCAATTCTATCTAGTTCTGCTTTAATATAATTATGAGTGCCTGAGACCCACCGAGTTTCTTCGTCGTTAATTTTAATACCTACACCAATTACCTGAAACTTCTCGTGGCGTATGTATTCCTCTGTGGTTAGGTTTGATAGACTAAAACCCTGTTCATAAAAGGTTTCAAAGTCTAGTGTGATTAGATTCATAAGGTTGATAATAATAGCAGTGCAACCACCACTATTGCAATCATTATTTTGCTATTTCTTTCTTCATTCTTTTCAACGTTATCGAGTTTATATACACCACCCCATGCTTCTCTAGCACTCCGAGGTGTAGGTCTATCAAACGCATCGGGCTGAAAGAATCTCCAACCTTTTTTATAATTTTTCTTAAATACTTTTTGTTGCCATGCTTCAAATTCTTGGATTGCTAGTCTTGCACTTGGGTCAAAATTATTTAATTTTGCGTTTTGCACAATCTTTCTCCTTTTATTTTGCGTATTTTTCAAACTCATTACGGCATTCGGTAGAGCACCAACGGCGGTCGTCTTTGACTGGGTCTTCACACCATATGCACTTCCCCGTTTGGTTCGAAGGTTTTTTGATTTTATCGTGTGCATTTCTCACTCCCATGTCAATCATGTGTTGCATTAAATCATTGGCTACGTCGGCATCATCACTCATCTTATAAACATCTTATCTCTTGATTGAATATAAAAATACTTACGCCATACCCCGCCTCTAATTTGTGCTTTCGGAAAACTAATTAAACCTTGTTTATCTAACTCTCTTATTCTTTGATGACTACCATGAGAATTTAATACAACTTGGTTACGCGTTGCATTTGGGTGGTCTTGTATATATTGATTTACGATTGCGATGAGTTCTTCATCGGTTTTTCTTCTGTAATCTTGTGACATCTAAAACAAACACTCCCCTACTAATTGAAATAAATCTTCTTTGACTACTATTGGTTTATCTAGTTTTACTACTTTAACATCAGGATTGTTTTCTGTAAACCACTTAGCTTCCTTGACAGACCATCGGTGTTTACGTATAACCTCACCCTCGTCATCTATGATTGCGTAACTAAATGGAATCACTTAACTTCTCGTCTTGCAATCTCTTTAGCTATCTTGGCACGCTTCTTGCCAGGTTCTTGAATCTTATCTAACATCTCATATAATACTTTTAATGCTAATGCTTTTAATCTATCTTTACCCGTCTTTGTTTTAAAAGGGTCAGCCTTACGTTTACTTTTGTGTATCTGTTGTGTTGCCATTTACTTTACTCTCCTCAAAGTTTTTTAATGATTGCATATACTGATTTGTTGCAAAATTAATTCCTCTAATCACACCTAATCGCATAGCATCATAAAACATTCTTGCGTCTTTCTCTGTCCTTACTGCCTTATGAGCTTCTACCCAGCGATAGTATTCAGCGACGGCGACTTCTATTAAATCTTCTTCAAACTTTCTTTTCTTAGCTTCTTGTTCAGGTGTCATTATAATGTTCTTTCTTCAAAGCAATCTAAATGGCTTTTCACGTAGAAGTGAGGTCTTACTTCTTCATACAGTTCACCTTGCACGCATTTAAGATTCATCTTATATTTTGTTTGTGTTTGGTTATACTTCATAATACCCCACGTAATACAACACCCTACAATTAACCCTACTATTATGAACCCTGTGCCTTCATATTCTTTATCCATCATAATCCTCCGTTTGCGTCAATGAGACGTTGTGTTGATTCTCTATAGCTTTTAATCCCTGTAATCTTTTCAGCATTAGCTTCATCTTTGTATAATGGTGTTATTACTATGTTATGTTTTTTTGTTGGCAAGTCTCTTATCCATGATAGTTCTATTGGTCGTGTCTGCATGATTGATGACCATACAAGTTCGCCGTCACTATTGAATTCTTCGATTGCCCATGCGTATGGGTCTTTCATATGATGTCCTTAGTAAAATACATGGTTGTTTATTATAACACGTGGTTTCATTCCCCACTGATTGTTAAGTGCGATATTGTGAAAATGTGATGCACCTTTAGAAGTATCTTTTGCTTTTAACTTTAATATCTGATAAGCAATATTATAATATTGAGTTCCCCTTAACGCCTGTGGCGTCGGTGGTTTTAGTTTACCATACCATGAGAATTGATAGGGCTTTTTCATTTCTATACATACGTTCTCAGGTTTAAAATCGGCTCGTCGGTATAACACATAGCCTACGGCAATCTGCCCTGCGATACTTTCTCCCCTTGCTTCCATGAATATAGTTGTAGCAAGGCACGCCAATGCTTGGTCTATCATAGCAACCTCCTTAAATAAGAAACCAGTTACCTAGTCTTTCTTATGGTTTTTTGCTTTTTCTTCTTCGTGTTTGATTAGTTCTTCGAGATACCATCGGGCTTTATACAAGTCCTCTAGTCCGTTTTTGAATGGGTATCGCCATACATATTTAATTATATTAGCCACGCATACTGCAGCGATTCCTAATAAATGTTTTGTTGCCTCAGCGATAGCATCGATGCACTCTATCTTTCCTTGAGTGTAGTGTGTTGGGTGATTCACGTTGTCTTTCGGCGTGCCACCTTTTTTATAACTTGATAGAATCTTATTCATTCTAGTCATAATACCTCCTTTAACAGAGTTAATAGTTCTTCTATGTTACCTTCATTTATAACGATTGCCAAGCCTTGATTAGCTTTGATTTGGTCGATGTTGTATTTTTGCAACGCTGTAACTTGACCCTTTCCTGCTTTACATTCTATAGCGATGAACCTACCTTTATAACAGGCGATGATGTCAGGGATACCACTTTTACCATAACCTCCAGTTTGAGGGGAGAAATGATAGCAACTTATGTCGTCGAGAATTTGTTTTACTTTCTTTTTTACTTTTGCTTCGGGTGTCATGTGTGTCCTTAGTTAGTGATTCACCTCGTAGTGAATTCAAATCTGTATCGTGTAATACAATAATATATAACGAGGGAGATACTTGCCATGCTATGTTCTCTAGGTCTTTCATATCATCAGGGCATATGTACAAATCAGGGTCTCGTAATACTGACATGTATGGTTCGTAATCTATTGATGCTGTGTTTCCTGAGTATTTAGATGTAGCCTTAGCAAAGGGAAGTTTCATTCTAATAAATATAGGTAGCGTTTCATCTGTGAATTTCCTTGTATAGTTTTTATCTACGCAAACTACGTAGCTACCATCTGTATGCCACATCGGCACTCTCCAATGCTTCTTGAGAATATGGTGTGGCATAGGGCAATATACTTTCATGTAACCCTTTCTATTATGTTAATCGTTCTACCATTTTACCATCAATTTTAATATCTATGTTCCATGGTGAAGATTTGAAGTTTTCTAAATGGGTAAGATAATCTTTAGTGAAAGTATCATGTTTGACGTGAATATATTTAGCAAACTTTTTCTTGAAGCCTTTAATCCAATCACTAGGTTGAGCCTGTCTACTCGTATAATATCCAATATTAAATGCTTTCATATACACATATATAGCTTCAACAGGCTTTTCAAAGAATATCTTATCAGCTAATAAGTTTGCTTCTTCTCGCATCTCATTACCCCACCAATGTGAACCTTTATTCTCAGGTATAAGTTCGTTCGTTACTTCTTCTTTATCTTGGTTAAAAGATTCTCTATCCATACAAGTTATAAATGCAAACGCACCATTAAGTTTATCTTGATAGATGTTCATAGCTTCTTTAGATTTCTTTCTATCTACTGTTTTATATGTAGCTAGATACTTTGAGGATTCGTGTATCGCCATAGTGTCCATGTTGAATCGCATGTGTTTAAAGATTGGTATTCTTGTATCACCTCGACTATCTCTACGCCCATACACAATACCACCATGTTCTACGCTTGATTGAAACACACCATTGGCGTAGTTCCACGCAGAAAATATCATACGCATGCCCTGATGAAAGCTATTAGTCACAATCTCTACTGTGTTATCTGACCTAATAATTAAATCTACCTTAGGGTTTTTAAAATCTTTTATAAAATTACCTGTCCTTTCAATTCCACTAGAATCTTTCTTCCATATTGTTTCCTCTCGCCATTTTTTACGTTCTCCCTTAGCCATACTGCTTTTCTTGGCATTGAATTCCTCGGCAGTCATAGTTTCTGATTCCCACTTGTGATAGTAACCTACGTGATACTCTATCTCGCCATTCACTTCTCTCGGATAAAAGTATTTATAGTTATGGTTTCTATCGGCAAATGGATACTTGTCTGTTGTCCCTCTATATGGTTTCTGTGTTTCCGTGATTCGTTTTAAGTGTTCATATCTTAGATTGCTATTCATATTTCCTCCCTAGTTCTTCAAAGATTGTCTCTAATGACTTCGGTTCAAAGTCGTGTTTATTAAAATCAAATATTGTTTTCCTACCATTGGCATGTTTGACATACCCTTTCACTCTTACACTACTTACTATAATTTCTTTCTGTTTCTTATCACTCATCTATTCCTCCTGCTTGTTGATATACATACTCTATCCTCATGTCAGTTAATAGTTTCTCTAACTGTGGTATTGTTTCTTTGTTTCGTCTTGCATAGTGCCAATTGATACGGTGTGATTCTTTACTTCTAATTTTTAATTGCCAACCTACTTTATTTATTTCCTGCATAATTTCATTTCGTTGTCTAGCTTGTTCTACTGAATGTCCCACTCTACCTACTACCACTCTTGTGGTTTGTGAATTTACTTTTCCCATTGAATAGTCAAAGAATATTTTGTCCTTAGCTCGCATCTTAGGCATCTGCTAACTCCATAGTTCGTTCAATTACTGCTTGATTTATTTGTTTATCTGTTGCCTCGTTCATATAAAAATTTATATCCTCATGCCTGATAGTCGTAGGTAATTTTCTAAGCAACCATACACGTTTTTTATACATCTCATTCTCTATATAATTCCCTATCATGAATACCTCCATTAGTTCCTTGAATAGTTCACTACCCTCTTGCATAATTTCTTCTTGGTCTCTGTCATAGTCATACACGTCATTATCTATATCTCCATTATCATCATAAAACGTTGCCATTTAGTCCTCCTTTTTAACAACCTTGCCACTAGGTGCTACGAAGTTATTGTTCTGTGTTACAAGCCATAACGTAGGGCATTTAAGATTCCATATTATTTCTGATTCAAGGTATCCGTCTGTGAATACAATTACTGCTTCGGCTTCCACACGTTGTTTATTTAGGTATTCACTTACGCATGAAACGATAGTTCCACCCCCACCCTGTGGTTTAAGTAATTCTTTGATATTGTCATAGTGTTCAGGCAGAAAGATTTGTTCACCATGCACTTCGGTGTCCCACCACAACACGCGTACTTTACTTGGTGTTGAAACAGAGCAAATAGATGCCAGTTCTGACGCAAACTCAGTAAGGGCTACGCTATCGATAGAGCCTGATGTATCAATGGCAACTACTAACTCACCTATCGATTCGTTTTCCATACTTGGTAAATAAATATCATTAGCCATCTGTCGCTTGTTAAACTTACGCCATGTATATTCATCTGAACCCTTGGTAGCACTCGATACAAACTCGCGTAGTACCTCTCGCCAATCCACCTTAGGCTCTAACATGTCACCAATCACGCGAGGAATCTTAGCACCCATACGACCTGCAAGTATGCCACCCTCACGTAAAGCCTTGTCAATCTTGCCTGACATCTCTTTAGCTTCTTCATCAGTCATGTTCTGTGCATCTTCAAAGCCATGCTCATCTAGTGTCTTACCTAGTGATTCACCTTTACCTGAATCTTTGTTTTCTTTCTGTTGTTTCTTCAAGTCCTCATATATCTCACGCACCGACCAATTATGATACTTGGCATCATAGAGACCACCCTCAGGTAACTTACATAAATCTCTATCACTTAGATTCATAATGACATCATTGACTGCATAGTCTGTCGCTACGTTGATAGCTTGTGGGTTATCCTTAAACTCTTTCTTGAACCTAGGTATATGCTTTAGTGCAACATGTAAGTTCTCGTGTAATATCAAACCTCGCAACTCAGGGTCTGTCAGCTTAGATATAAATTCACGACCATACTTTTTATTAACACCATCAGTATATGCCGTCACCTTATCGTCAATGACTGCGTTCTTACCCATGAGCATGACACCTGAATACAATGCCGTCTCACGATGTTTCATCAATGCTATGTGTGCTTTCTTTAGCCTTGTCTCTTGTGTGATACTCATAGTCTTGCCCTCAACATGGTTAGTCTTCGTAGTCTTTGGTCACTCTCTTGGATTGGTATTGTTGTTTCTATCCATTCGTTATCTTTGTTTTCTCTTAACTCTTGGTTAAACTTTTTCTCAATACCAATATGGTCACCGATGATGTCATACAACAACTTATTCTCATAATCATCTATCTCTAATTCCATGTCTATCCCCTATTAAAATAACTCATGGTTCTCAGTAGCCCACTTAGCTATCTCTGCATTGTTACGAGCTAACTTCACACCATTCTTACTACGCACCATCATGGTAAAGAACACAGCTTGTATCTCGCTACTCTCAATGCGATTCACAAACTTCATAAACGCTGATAAGTCCTCTTGGGTTGCTAGGTTATCTGTCGCTTGGAACATTAACATAAGAAGTGCTGATGTCTCTGTCGGCATACTAATATCCATAGGTTTCTCAATGATGTCTTTGAAACGTGGTAATGATTTCTCTACTGATAGGAACGCACTCATATCTGCTGACGCACTCGCACCGATAGTCCCTGCCAACGC